CGTCCACGCCTCGTCCTTCCAACTATTATCAGAGGACTGTGCCATTATCTTTTCCCAGCCAGCTTCGTGAGTGGCTGCGACTTTCATTACCTCGGCTTCGGCCTCTGCTTTTGCTTGAGCGACTCTGCCTTTTGCCTTGGTCTGTTCAACCTTGCTCTCCATCCAGCTCCCAGCCAGTGAGGCAATTGGGCCAATCAATGCTTGTATCAACTGCAATTCTCCTGTGACTCACAATCGAGCGCTTCACACGACGGGTGCATAAAATAAAATTCATTGTTTGTAATTTGCGAAAACATGCCTTCACTGAGCAAGTGATAACACTGACTCTCAAGCATCGGCTGATTCAGTTGTATGTGGCCTATCGGATGATTTACCGAGCCATCGTTGCCAAACATCGTAATCACCAGAACAAACAAGGTTTCTACAGTATGATGTATCTCTGTCATTCCTTTGGTGTCCTTGCTTCTTTACCAAGATAAATGCCATAAACGCCGGTCATCACACCCATGATGACACTAACAAAAGCTGACTGCTGTGTTGTGGGTTCTTCCAGTCCCATGAACCATTCAGCACAACGCCAGGACATTGCAACCGAAGCAATCATGGTTAGCTTCGCGGTGACATTGAATTGCAGATATCTCTTCCACCAGTCTGCCATCACACCCTCGAAATAAAACTAAACATCAGAACGAGCGCACCCGCGCCAATCGCAATACACAGCCCTGCCAATAACGCTGCTTTGATGTTCTCCTCCATTTGGTGGCGCTTGCGACGGGCCTCAATTTCTGCTTTGCGCCGCGCCTCTTTCTGTTCCCGCAATGCCTGATTATGATGGTTCAATATCTCCTGCCATGTACTCGGCTGATCTGCTGGCCTCGGCCAGCGGAGGCAAATTAAGGTGGCAATTTCTCGCATGTCCTGTTGCAGTTTTTTGGCTTCCAATACAGCGTCTATTGAAGTGCGGATATTTGGGACATCACCAACGCCAGCCTGCTTGTTTCGCTCCTCGTTCAGTTTTTGCTGTGCCTTAAATAGTGTACTGACTTGCTCGCTTATTTCTGAAACAGACTGCACATCATTTATTCTGGCTTTGATAAAATCTATGGCCTTACTAGCAGCCGTGACGGCAGCGATGGCTGTAGTAATTGGCTCCATTCTATTTCTTTGCCGCCGCCTTTTTAGGCCGACCGGGCTTTTTCTTGACAGCAGCCGTGGGGGCTTTCTTAGCCCTTGGCTTTAGTTTCGGATTCAAGTCATACAGGTGTGGCATAAAGAGCCTCTTCAGTTTGTTCAATAACCAATCAATAGGATTGCACATTGTACACCTCACGCATACGGACTAGCACCAAGAACGCTGGTATCCCAAGCCGCTTTAAGCTTGGCAATGGTGTCTGCGCTGTCGATTGCTGACGCGGCTGGCGCATCACGCAAGGCTTTTTTCTTTGCCACAGATGCAGTCTTTGCAGATGCATCCTCTGCCTCAAGCGCCTTCATATACGCGACATCCTCTGCCTCAAGCAGTGGCTGACGCACTTCACGGATTTTATCTTTGAAGATAACTTTTGCAGCAGTCATGTCCTCACTGATGACCTTGCCAGACAGAACCCAAGCGTTACGAAAATGTCGGTCACTGGGCTTGCTTGTTAAATCAGCAGAATCAATCTGCTTGCCGTTTTTATCTACAATGTAAGTTGTTACAGCCATGATATTCTCCTATGCGGCCTTTTCTTCGGTTTGTAAATCGTCTGATATTTTCCAAGAGTTGCGCCACTCACGGGTAGCTGGCAGTTGCTCTTTGCGGCAGATAACTATTTTAGGTTTGTTGCCTTCATTCCAGTTTCGCCACACATGTTGTGGGCAGTCTTTCATTATGAGATATTCCAAGGCTTGCTCTTCTGTCATCGCCTCTACAGGCTCAGTATTATGGAGCAAATAACCACGGGTATGCTTCTTAAAATCTGGTTGTGCTTCATCTTTGGCTAGTTCCCAGTATACCCACACAGGCGGTAGAATACCGCCCTGTAGCGCACAAGCCATCCAGTTTGGGTCAGGTATAAGAACCTTGGCACATTCGTCTACGCTGTCTTCAAATACAACGCGGTACTCAGACTGATGCGGCTCAAGATTTTCCTTTGCCCAACACAGACGGTCAAACAGGTGAGTGCCTTGAAAGTCTGGTGTTTTAATCATGCCAACACCCCACCGGGTATGGAGAAATGATTGTTTACACCATCAATATGGGTTGCATTTTCAACGGTAAAAACAAGAGTATTGCTTGATGTCTCAGACTCTGTGTAATTGACATTATGATTAAAGCTGGCAACTGCTTGTCTTGTAACAGAGGCTGCAAAATCTGTTGATGAACTCATGTTATTTGTAAAAGCAGGTGTATATTTGCCAGTTGTCGTATCGGCAACTGAGCTTGTGTTGAAACTGTCTAGCACTGAATCTGTGCTTTGATTATAACGCAACCAACACTTTGTACCTTCTTTAAGATAATTTGTGCCAATCAACCCAGCGGTACTGTGCTCTATTTGGTCTGCTACAAGTTTACCTGCCATTACGCTAAGTCTCCGTGATAATTCAAACCGATACTGTCACCATACGAAAAATCTGCGTCTGGTTGACTACCATTAGCTGCAATCAAGGCACATCCTACTGAAGATGAAGTGTGACTGTTTGCGCCGCGATAAGAGATATTAGTGTTGTAGGTTGATGTTCCACCACACGTAATGTTTTCACTTCCAAAATTATTTACAAAATTTGTGGTAAAGTCTCCAGTGCCACCGTCTGAAGCAGTAGTGCAATTTAGTGAATCACCAATCGCATAGCTTGTGCTGGTATAGGTTATCCAAGCTTTGCACAACCCCTGCTGCAAATTAGTAGTCGTGCTATTACCTTCAGCTGTTACAAGAATAGACCCAGCAGTGCTTGTGCCAGTGAGTTTGTTTGTTTTTATCTCACTCATGCTAAACTCCCGTGAACCATACCAGATGCCGACACAATGCTATCCTCTGAACGTGATAAGTTATACCAAGTTGCTATACCCACTTGAGCGGTAGTGTGCTGGTCACAATTTGCACTTCGGTCAGCAGACGCATAAACATTAGAATTTACTGTATAAGTGGTTGTGTTCATATTATTTATGAAATTGATGCTGAAATCACCAGCGCTACTGTCTGTCAATGTGCTTGCGTTGAAACTTTCTTCATTTGCACCCGCCACAGTAAATTTTTGAAAGCACTTTGCCGCACTCTGGTTAGTTAGCGTAGCTGCACCGCCGCCTGTGCTTTGTATCGTATCTGCTTTTAATGTACTCATTTAAACCACCGTATACGTTTCGCCAGAGCCAACTGTAACAGTTACGCCTGAGTTGATTGTGATTGGCCCAGCAGACATAGCGTTTTTGCCATTGGTTATTGTGTAATCTGCTGTGACGTTCTGACCGTTTTCATAGAAAATTTGGTCTGAGCCGCCGCCCGTTGCACCAGCAGATATGCCTGTAAGACTTGACCCATCAATGGCTGGCAATGCACCTGTAAGCTGTGATGCGGCTATGCTTTTGTTTGTCAGTGTCTGGGTTGCTACAGTGCTGACCAGTTCACCATCACCGCCGGGCGGCAGTGTCAGCGTGTTTGTTACATTGGCAGAGTGCGGTTGCGCCTTGACAGTTTGACCATGAGTGTTGTTTTCACAGTTAAAAACTACAGTGCCGGGATTGGTATTGCCTTTCACAACAACATTGCCCGTGCCATCGGCTGTCAGGTCTATTGTGCCATTGGTGTTGGTTGATGTAACAGCGTTGCCATCGAGCTTGAGATTATCAACGCGCAAGTCTGTTACCGCGCTGTTTGTGCCAATCGTGACCCCATCAATAGCACCGCCATCAATGTTGACCGAGTTATCAGCCTGGGTTGCTATAGTGCCAAGGCCGAGGTTTGTCCGGGCAGTGCCTGCGTTAGCAAGGTCACTTAGATTGTTTGAGGCCAGAAGGTCGCCCGTGCCGCTACCCGCTGGACCTTGAGGGCCTTGTGGGCCTTGAGCGCCAGTGGCTCCAGTTGGACCTTGTGCGCCCGTTGCGCCTGTAGCGCCCGTTGCTCCGGTTGCACCCGTCGCGCCAGTGGCTCCAGTTGGAATGCCCAAACTAAATGTTGCCGTGCCGCCAGACACGCTGACAGATGCCGTGGCAGAACCGCCAGCCGAAACAGTGGAGACATTGACCGCCGCGCCAGTCACTTGCTCAATGGCTTCCGGGTTGCCAGTTGAACTGTTAAAACCAAGTGACTTGCCAGCTCTAGCCGTCTTGTCGGGCAGTGTCATGTCAATTGTGGTTGGGTCTTGCACCGGGGCAAGTAAGGCACGGGCATCACGTTCTTCGCGGTCACCGATAAGCATAGCCATTGTGTCAAAGTCGTCTTCAAGACTAGCGGCTGTGATGTTGCCTCCAGATGTGTACACGCTCGTTCTGGCCGCTGGTATGTCAGATAATATTGTTACAGTGGTAGTGCCTGCCGGTACGTTGCCGGTTGTAAACACAACCTTGCCGGTGCCGTCCGTGTTTAGGCCAGCCGCATCTGCGCTTGTCTTAATGTCATAGTGTGTGCTTTCTGTTTTCTGCACACCGTCTACAAACACCTTTACGTCAGATGTCGCATTGACCTGGAAGCTGAAACTGACCTCAGCAGAGCCACTGGCTACAACGCGCCGGGTCTGGTCATTTACAGAAAATGTTGCCATGTTCCAATCCTACCTTTTGATATTTGTACACTAATCTCATAACTTTGTCACCTTATGGGGTTTGCATAAATATTCGGGCCTCAAGCTCTGGGTCAGATTCTACCAATCGTTTTCTTGCTGCTTTTTTCCTTGCGGTCAAAACCCCATTCAATTGTTCAAATCTGTCCTCATCTGTTGGCAAATCAAAGTATCCACTGTCGGGGTCTTTGAGTTCATTTTGCAAAGCATTCAAGAGCGTTTCTTCCGGGTCATAACCCAGCTCACCCAGCAGCTTACCGCTGCCATCTACTTCGTTGATATACCGGACATACTGGTTGTATTGTTCACTGTTTAATTTCAGCCCATCCACACGGTCACGGTGAAACGGGAACACGCCAATACCAGTCTCGCTCAACCGCAATAGCTCTTGGTCAAGCTCATTATACTGACCAGTCTGAATCCGTATTGGGTTAACATATTCGTCGCGCCTACCTTCGCCCTGAGTTTTAGAACGCCCCCAGAAATCCAAACTATCCGGTAAATCTTTTGTAAAATATGGATTGCGAGCTTTTGCTTTTTGCATCGCCGTGTAAAAGCCCTGCAAAAACAGTGGGGCTTCAGTGTAAAGATTGCCGCTGATAGGGTCTATGCCAGGCGGCAGCTTGGTGCTGGACGCAAAAGGGTCGCTTACCCTTTCCATCGTAGCCTGGAAACTATTGGTTCCGACCAGCGGATATTTACCGTCTGTCAAATAATTTGTGACATAGCTGGCGAATCCGAATGTTGACCGGTCTATGTTACCGACCACATTGGTCCCAACTCCTCCAGCAGTTGACCCAGCCCACTTTGCCATCCTTTCAAACAAGTCGTCTTGGCTTTGCGTTGAACCGCCGATAGCTTTTTGCAGTTCTGCTACGCCTTGTAGAAACGGCAAGTTTGTTGCATATTCTGCAATAGACAGGGTGTAGGACTTCGCCAAAGTTGCAATTGCCGAAGGGTCTTTTTCGTATCTGACATATTCAGCCATGTCAGCACCCATAGCTAGCATAGCCGAGAAGGGGTCGAAACGACTGAAGCTATGGAAGCGATAACTGCCATCTTCTTGCTTGAATCCAATTGAGTAGGGCGGCACATTAGCTGACCCAGAGATGTTCTGCCGTGTGGCAAACTCTTTACCAAGCCTGCCTGTCACAATGATGTCATCACCATAATCGCCGTTGGCTAGATGAAACATAGCAGCAGCCGTGCCATTACCTATTGCCAGTTTGGCTAGTGCGTCATCCAGCTCCTTGCCAGATATAGGAGCATTTCCACCGGGCAACATCTTAGCCCCCGGCAAGTTTGACTGTTTTAGTGTTCGATAAAGAGGCGACCAGTTTAGTGTCCGGTCGAACACCTCGTTGATGATGTTTGTTGGCGTATTGTAAAAAGGCACCACCGTTTTGATAAATGGAATAGTGTTGATGGCTGGCCCCATACGCCCAAAGAAACCTTCAGGTGCGCCTTGGAACGTCATCTTTCTGGCCTCAACCGTCATCATGTCTTTGATGTCTTGTGGCGTGTCAGTCATAATCCTGACATACGCATCTTCCGCAACTGACTTGGCCTCATCCCGTGATAGGTTTGACCGCCTGGCTTGCTGGTAAGCTGCCTGCATACCTCGGTATGCTTCGCGGTAAAGAACCCGACGCATAGTGATAACCTTAAAATATTCATCTTCACTAGCAAGCATGCGGCCCGGTATGCGTGAAGATATGCCCATGACATCAACAAACGCTTTGAAAAAATCACCCTGATTTATTGACGACGCTACGTCAGCCAGATTGTCAGTGCCGCCCAAGGCCCGGCGGTTACGTAAATCAATCTTGCTGACAAGGTCAGATGTCTCGCCAGTTATCATTGTTTTGCCCATAAGAAGGAACGCATCCTTTTGAGCCATAGCCAGGCCATGCGCTTCTGCTGCCATCTCACCCATGTAACGCTGGTCACCGACATCACCACGACGACCGCCTAGCGTTCTGACTGTACCAATCACACCGGACAATCCGCGCTCCGCTAGCGACAATAGCTGAAATGACGCATTGCCTGCCATGTTGACAACATGTGTAACCGGGCTTGCCAACAAGGCATTTATGTATTGCTCCATAGCAAAGTCATAGGTTTTGGCACCCCAGCCAGCCTCTGCATACTTTGCTTTTGCCGAAGGGTTTTGCAGGGTGAGGAATGTATTTAGGTGATAGTCAATTAGGCCATCATCCATGCCTGCGACAAACTCATCAAGTTGATTGGCGTAGCTGGTGAGGTTGATGCCTTCAAGCTTTGATATGTTACTGACCACGGCCAATCCTCGGCCATACTCACTGACATTGCCAGCCACTTGCGCGGCAAGATTGCTCTGCACAGTGGCTATGATTCTGAGCCGTTTGAAAGCAGCCTCTTTGGCAGCTTGGTCTGTCATATCCAGAGCTTGTTTTGCACCATACTGCAACTCGCGGCCCAGCTTTATGATTGCTGCTACACCGCCCAGTACATCTTCTGGCGGCGCTACTGAGCCGGGCTTACGCCCCAAAAATCTATGAATGACGGTATCCATGCCGGTTTCTTCGGCCATAGCCATGAGGGCGTCCATGCTTTTCGTTTCACGACGCATTTGCTCAAACAGTTCTTTGTTGTTTTCTTTTATGTTCTTGAGAACTGTCTCTACATCAAAATCTTCAAGTTTCAGCCTGTCGTCAGTTGCTTTTGCTAAATTAGATGGTGAGCCAAATATCTCGCCAATACGCCCGAGGTTCAGCCCCTTTTTGTAGCCTAAGTCATCCAGATGTTTATTGAGAGCTTTGAGGTCGTCCTCGGGCATTGCCTTGATGACAACGTCACCTGACTGCATCTTTGTAACTTCATCGTCCGGCACCCGCGCACCAAACGACCGTTGCTCGGCTTTGTCTACAGCTTTGGCAAGAGAGCCGACAGCTTCTTTAAGTATCTTAACCATCGGGAGCCTCCTGCGGAGGCATATCCGCTACTTGTCCCGATACTCGGAACTCTTGGTTGAGGTCTGTGTTTCTGGTGAATCCATATCGCTCTGAGAAATCGGTGTCGATTTCATCGAGCCTCGCGGAGAGCTTTGTGATGAGACTACGAACTTTCCTGAGAAGATCGGGTGATCCTGCGAAAGATGCTCCTCTGATATAATCTTCGCCATTTCTGTTAGCGCTCCAATCGTTACCGACATAGCCCTCTTGGGCGTTGAATGTTCCTAGTTTTACACCCGCGTCATCATCCAAGTCAAGTTTTGCAACAGCCTGCTTTACAAGCGCATGAAACTCCTTGTTGGTTCGCAGCATATCATCTGAGAACCATGTGTCCGGCATTGCTTTAGTACCGTCTGCGTTCTTTCTTGCAAACGCAAAGTTGATGAGGCGAACACCACCAGGCGCTGCAATTGGGTTGTAATCTGTGTGACCACTTAACTCAGCCATTATTTCACCGAGCTGCTTGGTTTCACGTTCTGAGAACTGTCTGCCAATGTCTATCAAAACGCCTTGGGAATCTTGTTTTGTTGCTTTGTAAAATGGCCGGTGAAACCCAACACCATCCTGTTTCATCACAATGCCACGCACTGCCGCATAGGCTTCCATAAGCTCTAGTGCAGCTGGCTCAACAGACCCATATGCAGGACCAGCATATTCTTTGGGTATGGCAAGCTCAGTTTGAGTGCCTGGGCTAACCTTGCCCTCAAAATATCCAGGCGCTTCAAAGTCGCCAGGCGTCGGTATGCCAAGCTCTTTAGCGACAAGGTCGTTGCCGTTTTCATCAAGAAACGCTTTTGACACTGCAACGTGATATTCTTGCTGCACCTCATATGGCGCGTCGAACATCTCTCTCATATGATTGCCGGTGCGACCAGGTATGCTTTCCCAACTTATTTGTGCCTTGTTGTTTAAGAGCGCGTCAGAGTAATCGAACGCTGCATCTTTTACATCTACGCCCTCGCTTTTGGCCTTATCAGCAACCCAGATAGCCGCTTGCACTTGTTGCGGTTCCCATCCTAGCTGATCTGCTATGCGTTTTGTTTCTTCTTCAACAAAAGTATATTGGGCGTCTGTTGGTGTGCCACTGTAAGCTGTGCCGTCTGGGTTTTTAAATCCAAACGCGCGCATCATCCACATATCAGTCGTGACGCCTTGAACCTTGCTTGGGTCTATTTCGCGCATCAAATTTACATAAAAATTGTTTGTCTTGCGTCCTTCCCAATCTTCTCCGTCAAAAACTTTCTGTATGCGTTTGCTCATAGGTGCTGGAAAACGGCCTGTTTTGATAGGTTTACCCGCCTTGTGTTGTAAAAAGGCTTGCAATGCAAAATCGAAATTTGTTTTCACACCAGTGGCAGATGACGTAATCGCGATTGCTTGAGCTAGTTTATCAGCATCATCTTTGTTCCCGCCAAGTGCATCTAGTATGGC